TCAACGGCCAGGTCAATTCGAGCCGACGGGGTGGATGCTCCACCGCCACCGTAAATGACGTTGGTGCCAGCGGCAAGGACGTCACGGATGACGCCGTCAATGCTGATGCCAGCGTTGTAACCAACCAGGTTGGCTGCTGCCGCATCGACATCGAGGAACGACGTGCCGCGCAACTTGGCGGTCGTGTTCACTGCGTTGCCGTACTCAGCAAGGGTGACTTCAACCTGGCTGTCACCCATCGCCACTGGAGTGACGTCGGTGTCTTCAGTAAGGGTCGAGGTCTTTTCATCCAAATCGTTGAAGATGGTGAACTTGACGCTCGAACCGGGCATTGCTTGTGCGACGGGCATCACGTCTGCAACCGCGTCGAACAGAAGTTCGCTGCGGAGTGCGAAGTACGCAATCCTGTCAAATGCAACCTGGTCTGTGAGCAGGCTGCTCTGTTGTGTCTTGGACATTACCTGTTATTGCTTTCCCCCGACAGGCACGGGGGCCTGCGGGCTAGATGTTTTCTGCTTGTTCTCTCATTTGCGCAAGTAGATGCATTACTTCGTCCTGAGTGCGAGTTGAGTTCAACTTCTTTACCCAATCGACTTGGTCGTCAGTTTGCTCGCCAGCGGTGCTCGCCCTCTGAAGTCTGGCCCAAGCCCTTTTCTCGGAATCGTCCACTACTTCTTTCGGTTGCTGCTGCTGCGGTAAGAGGTTCACCTCTTGTGCTGCCGCCCGAATCGCTTCGGCTGAGACCTCGCCGTCGTAACCCTTGATGAAGTATTTGGCCTGTGGGGCATTCACATCAATGCCTGCCTCAGCGAAAGCCATCTTCCTCTTCAGGGATTCAAACTCTTGCGCTTGCTGCCGGAGAAGTTTGTTCTCCTGCTCCACCTTTCGAAGGTGTGCGCGTACGGGGTCTTTGGTTACCGTTTCGCTCGTCTCGTCACCGAACTCATCGTTGACATCTGACATGTGCTCACTCCGTTCTGCCCACTTCCAGGTGGAGGACCCAGAAGGCTGCGTACACCCTTTTTTCTGAGGTCGGGGCGGGGGAACCCGACAAACAAACAATACACCACAAGGGTGCTTATGTCAAGGAACTACCGTGCCATCCCTGCACCGGTTTCGATGGTTCCCGCTGTTGCTCCAGTAGTTGAGGCAAATCGTCCACCGCCCTGGAATTGGGCGCGACGAAGGGCAACACGTTCTGCCAGTTTCTTTTGTGCTTCAGGGTCGTAGCCGAACGCCGCTCCGAGTTGTTCTTGCTGGCTAAGGGCTGTTGACTCTTCGCCGGTCATGGTTTCGTAAATGCCACGCTTTTGAGCCATGGTTCCGAATGTTTCGAAGGCAGCAGCCTCGGAGATTCCACGAGCGGCAAGTTCTTCTGCCCCGGCAGCGGTAAGTTGCATGCCGCCCTGTTCTTTGGCTCGGGCTGCCAATTTGGCTGCCTCTGCCCTTCGGGTAAGAGCGGGCATGGTTTCGGTTGGGTTCAAAAAGTATGCCGCCAAATCGGCATCTTCCACCCCGTACAGTTCGCGCATTTGTGTCTTGGTGGCAACGTCTGCTTCCTGGACCCTGCGGTAACCCTCATTGATTCTTGACTGCAGTTCCTGTCCGGAAACATCGCCGGACAGAAGACTCTCGATGATGTCTGGGCGGTTGAAGTAACGGTCCATGCCGTTTGATTTCATGATTTGGCGGTACAGGTTTTCCATCTCGACATAGGTTGCTGGGGTAAGTTCGGCAAGTCCGGCGGCAACTCGTTTGGCATTTGCAGCAAACCGTTTTTTGTACGCCTCGGTTTGACGAAGTTCAAACAATACGGCAGATTCTGATTCAATACCTCGAGCCATGATTTCATCTATGTTGCCCGCAAGAGAGCCGAGTCCATACTTGGCAAGCCATGATTGAATTAGCGACTTGGAGTCGCCGCTAACGGACGTGGAGTCGTTGCCGCCACTGCTGTTATCAGATGATGGCCTGTTTGAATACAACCTGTCCAGTTCGCTCAAAACATCCTCTGCGGAGTATGTTCCAGATTCAGCACCCGCTACGAGACTGTCGATGTAGTCCTGTTCTGCTGCCGTGTAGTAGCCGCCGGTTCGTTCTGCAGCGGAACGGATTGTTCCAAGACGTGCTGCATTGGCTTCGGCAAGCATTTGTGCTGGCGTCTTGGTGGGTTTTGTGTTTACGGGTTCCTCTGTTTTGGCTGGCCGAGTTACGTTTGTAACCGAACGCGCTTGAGAAACAGGGACATCCATCTGCTGCGTTGGGTCGTAGGTTATGTCGCTCATTGCATCAGCCCCCAGTTTTTCTCAAGAAGATTGATGAGACTAATCGCCTGATTTTTTGCTTGTCTTGTTTTGCTCCAGCCGTATTTGGGGTCTTTGCGCAAAATGTACTGAAAGTCCTCGGCAGTCATGCTCGTACCATCTGGTCGCTTATTGAAAACCACTGAGAACTTTGGGTCATCCATGCGGATATCCATTGGGTTTTTTTCGAGGGTTTGTGCCGCAATGTTTCGGTACGGTTCGAATACATCCTCAATCGTGTAGCCCTGGTCAAACTGTTCGCTGAACTGCGAGTACATGATTTTGGCTGAATCCTTGGCTTTCTTCAAAAGCATGTCTGGTGTATAGGTGGTGCCCAAATATGCCTGACCGGTAAGAGCCGAGCGAATCTGGTCGTCGAGTCCGGGCGGGTTGTAGTTGTATTGCTTGAGTGATTTCTTTAGTTGCGTGGCGGCATCTGTTTCACCGAGGGTAGGGGGGCCATCTTTTGTCGCCTGTCGGCCTGAAACAATTGAGTACGCGTAGTACTGGGTTTGCAGTTCGCTGGCGCCGGTGCTAAGCGAGTATGTGGCGAGGTCGCGTAGTTGGGCGTCGTCGAGTTCAAGGTCGCTAAAAGTATTGCGCAACTCCGGAATCTTGTCTTGAACCTGGTCGTCTTTGTCGGCCTGACCCAGAAGGGCCCAACTGCGTTTTGCTTTGTCTGTGGACGTATAGAGTTTTGTGCCTTGAACCTTTGAAATCCAAACCGCCCTACCAGCATCTGTGGTCAGGTCGTATTTGTCCGGGTTGTTTGCAAAGTCGATGAAAAGGTCAATCAGGTCATCGCCTAGGATGGAGCGCGCTTTGGCTTCGCCGTCAGCACCGTCAACAAGTGGACCAAACTGTGGATACTCCGTCAGAAAGCGTGAACGCCAGTCGACTGGCTTTTTCTTTGTGTTCTTCGGCTTGGCCGCCATTATTGACCCAACGCATTCATTGCTAGAGCGATTGCATTATTGAGACCCCAGGAAGTCTTTGCGGTTGGGTCCGCCTTTTCCGCGAATTGCCCAGCCGTAAGTTGACTGCTTGGCATCTGTTGTCCGGCGCGAACAGCGGCAACTTCTTTGTTTTGAATGAAGTCAATTGCGTCGGCAAGTTCCTTTTTGGTTGGAGCCCTGCCTAGGCGTGAGAAGAAGGCTTCGCGTGCGTAGGCCATTGCATCTTCATCAGACGTCACTCTGACCTTGGTGCCCTCGGTGCTCACCGTTGCAAAAGCGCCAAGCAAACCGACCATGTCGGACCAGGGCTTTTGGTTTGTGTTCGACAGGTCGAGCAGTCTTGCCCAAACGTTGGCGTCGTCGTTTGACCAGCCAAGACCCTGCATCAACTCTTCGCTGACCTTTTTATTGCCATACCAACCGATGCGTTCGAGTTCTTTCGACACCCGGATTCTTTGGTCGGTCGTCAGTTTGTACATTTCCCTGGCGATTACAAACGGGTCCTCGAGGTTGTAGGCCGTTCCCGCAATTCGGTTTTCGCTGTCGAATAGAACCGGGCCCTCAACATAATGTTCAGATACGGTTCCGAATCGTGAACGAAAGTGACGAATCTTTACATTCGGGTCGTTGCGAATTGCCGAGGCTTCGGCAGCGGTTATGTTTGGAGACCAGCCGGAATACTTGCGCCGAGGGTATGGGGTTATGGTAAGCGACGTTCCAGGAAAATCCTGCACATCTGTGCTGCCCTGATTGTTTTTGTCTTCGTCGCCAGCCATTTACAAATCCACTTCTTGAACTAAGAAACGCTGCCAGATTCTATCAAATTCTGGATTTTGGGCAGCCAAAGACTCCCCGAACTGATACAGCCTTTGACGGGCAGCAGCCGACTTCTTTGACTGGAAACTGATGAGCCCGCCAGACTGCATCAATTGGGTGCGCTCTGCCAAGTAGCGGCGCGCTGAGGCGGCAACCGAGTTGTCGGCAAGCCTTGGGTCCTCGACCAGTTTGTACAACTGGTCAATGTCGTTCTGCAGTTTGTTGGCTTCGAACTGTGCGCGACGGGGGAATCCGGGCAACTTCTCATTGAGGTAATCGCGGTAGTTGCGCAGGGCGTTGCGCTGTAGTTCGTTCGGGTTTGGACCGAACATTCTTCTGGCAGCACGGTACTTGACCGAGCCGAGACGGTTCTGGGCAAGGTCAATCATTTCGCGGTCCGTCAACTTCTCGCGGGTGCCTTCCTGCAACTGGCGTTCCCAAACGGTGAAACTGAAATCGCCGCCGCCTCGGGGGGCCATGAAATAGGCCGTGTCCGGGTACTGGTTGGTCAGGTCCCTGTTCTCGCGTTCCCAGGCTCCAAACTCTTCGGTTGCTTCCAGACCTTGGGCTACTGCGCGACTCTTTGAACCTAGGTAAAGAATCAATTCATCACCATACAAACCGAGGAATTTGTCAACGGCGCTGTCGTAATCGTCTTGCTCGAATGCGCGCAGTTCTTTCATTAGTTCGTCAACGAACTTGTCGCCTCTTTCTGTTGGCACCTTGAACTCGATGCCGGGGGCAGCGGGGCCGGTGAACTGTCCAAGTGCGCGCATTAGGGTCAAAACCTGTGCTCGCGTTCGGGCATCGGCCATCAACTGGGTGACGCCTTCTTCTGTGTTCAGGTTGTATTTGTCCGTGTTGACCGACAGGGCTCGCAGGGTCTCCATGTAGGTGTTGCCGTAGACGGTACCCATGTAGACCTGGTTGGTGAACATTCCGGCGATTGCCGGGGTTGTTTTTTGCAGCCAGGACGGGGTCACGTTTATTGCGTCAAGAAAGTCGACTTCTCCGTAAGGGAGCAGGAGTTCTTTCAACTTGTCGTACTTGGGTGTATCCGGCAGCAACTGTGAAACGCTGAGGCTCGCCATTGGGCCAAGGGCCGGATAGAAACTGATGCCCTGTGAAAGGCGCGCGAGTGGTGCGCTCAGCGGTGAATCAATGCCAGTAAAGAATTTGGCGATTGTTCCCGACACCGGGAATGTGAACATGGGTTCACCAGTGTTGGGGTCGCGATATATGAAGCCTCGCCCATCCATGTCTGGGTCGGCCTGAGACAAACCGTTGTACACCTTGTGAAACTGGCGATACATGTGGATGTTGTCCGTTACGGCAAAACTTGCGTAGCGACCCAGAACGTCACGCCAGGCTGCCTCGAACGGTGCAACGACACGCAATGCGTCCTGAAAGTTGTTTCGTGACGATGCGTCGTATAGTAACTCTTTCGTGCGATGAATGCCGACAAAGCGCGCGTAGTCGTCCAGTTCCTCGACCTTCAGAGTTCCGGTTACACCCTTGCGGGTAGGAAGTTTTTCGATTGCATTTGTCACCTTTTGGCGCAGGTTGCTTTCGCCCAAGTACTCACGGATTTTGCCGCCGGACTTCTCGTAGATGTCGGCATACAACTTCATGCCTTCTTCGTAGGACAACTGGTCCAAATGCTTGACCACTTCGTCGTAGTAGTACTCGCGGAAGACAACGGACTTTTCAAGTTTGCGCGAGGCCGTGTCATAGAAGCCGTCAAAGAACCAGTTTGTCAAACGGTCCATGGCGTCCATGGTGCGCTGCTCGAGGGAGTCAAACTTTCCGCCAGGACGATAGGTAATCATCTGTTCGCGCGGATAGGAAACGGCAAGACCCTTTTTGCTGGTTGGGTCATACAGTTTTGCGCGCTCAATCATTCGGCGCGCCTGCTTGGAACCCAAGCCGTTGCGCCCCGCGGTTGCTGCATTGTCTTCCAGGATTGGCACGAATGTGTATTCGTCGCCGTCAATCTTGCGGACGATGCCAGAAATTTGTTGACCGTCAATTTCAACGGTGCGCTTTTGGCCGATGAGCAGTTTGTCCTTGGGCTTCAGTTTGAAATCTGCGGCTCGCAAAATTCTCACGTCGTCCAATTTGCCAACTGCATTGTGGGCAAACAGGAACAGAACATCGTCGAGACCGCCGGTGTTGTACTTGACGTTGTCGATGACGATGTGGCGGAAATAGGCGTCGAGGATTGAGCGGTAGAAGTCGGGGTCGGACTTCTTCAGTTCCTTGATTGACAGCGGTGGGAACTTGAACGGCGCGTCTTTCGTTTTATCGTAGAACTCAAGTCCGTCGCCAAACAGAGCGTCTACACTTCTAAAGGCATGGGTCCTTTCGTTGTCCATGAACTTGATGAGTTCCTCTACGATTTGGTCATCTGTCTTTCCGGCACTGAGTGCGACTGCAACTCGAGACTGAAACTCATCCGAGAGTGTTTTCTGTGCGGACTGGATGACACCGTCGGTGTGATAACGGGACAGGTATCGTTTTGGTCCGCTAGCCCTGGTCACTAGGGTAAACGAACCAGACTTGTAGCGGTGCCTGACGCTGTCGCTGGCGCTCCAGCCGTGACGGGATGATGCCCCGACGAACGCGTTACGCAGGTCTTCCCAGATGTCTTCTTGTTTGCTGCGCTCCCAGTACTTCGACCTGAGGCCAGCCTCGGCTGCTTCTGCACCCTCTTCAATGGCGCGCTTGCCAGCCGCCACGCCCAGGTCGGTGATGTTCACTCCCGTGATTGTTTCGGCATAGCGCTTGCCCATGACCGCATTGATGTAATCAATCGGGTGCTTGAACTGGTTGACGCCGCCAGCAGCCATGCGAACCTGGGCATCCAACATGTTGCGCACCACGTATCCGCCGGTTGCCAACTGGGCAACCTTCCAGATTCGCTGCTGCAGTAGTTCGGCAAAAGCAAGCGTCAGGCGCTGCTCGCCAGTCAAAACAGGCTTGCGTTTTTGTTCGACCATTTTTGCCATTTCGTCTTTCAACTCGTCAATGCGAGCAGAAGCATCTTGGCGTGCTTGACCCTTCAGTTGTTCAAGTCTCCGAATTTCGTCACCCATTTCGTCATATTGTTGACGCAGATTCTGTGGGACGATGTCAACCGTTCGCCACGGCATACGGCTTGTAATCGGAAGTTTGGGAATGAGTTGCTTACCTTCGCTGTCGGTCAGCAGTTTGCGGAAAAGTGGCCCGCGAGTCAGACGGCGAATTACGCGTGTGTCGGGAAGGATTTGAACTCGGTTCAGAAGGTCGACAAGTTGGGCTGGTTGTAGCAACTGGATGTCGCGTTTGGAGAATCCGGCTCCGTCGAGGACCTCATTCACGAAGTCTGGGTCAAGGCGGTCTTTGACCTGTTCGTAGAGGGCGCGAACCAATCCGTTGTCGGTTTCGACGCCCATGCGGCTTCGGAAATACGAGCGCATGACGTCGATGCTCATTTCTCCGCCGCTCAAGATTTCGTCAATCATCTGGTCGTATACGCCAGCAGAGCGCAGGTAGGACTTCAGGTACCTCTTGTAGGTGTTGAGTGCGTTCTTTCTGGCGGTAGGGGTGGCGCGGGGCGACTTGGAGAATGCCTCAATGGCTCCTATCGTTTTTTCGTCGCCGTTCAGGAATAGTTTGATTTCGTCATCCGACGCACCGCCTGCACGCAGGGAGCGGGTGAGGTTCAGGATTGATTCCTGGTTGTCAATGTCGCCACCTGACACAACGATTTGTTCGTTGGGTATTTGCTGGAATGCGCGCATCTTTCTGATTGTGCTGCCGACAAGATTGCGTTCCACCTTGTACGTTCCAATCCCAGCCTTCAGGGTTTTTTCTCCAAAGGTCCACCCGCTGGTCAGAGCGGAAATAACCTGGTCTTCGTTCTTGGCGTTCTTCAGGCGAAGG